GTCAACACTTACACTAAATGTGCAATTTGTTGAACACGAAAAAGCAATATCCCTACCTGCTGGATATGTAACTGAAGGTGGTTCAAAATAGTATAAAATTATATTGTTGCCCTGTACTTTATCTGCCATATTACAAAGTTAATTAATTAAAAGGTACTCCGTTTACTGTGAATATTGTTTCTATTGTACTTGCAATTTCCTCATTAGAAATATCTAATAAAGTAGCTTGAGTTTCACATCCTACTATATCAATAGTCATATTGCCTGTCATATATCTATTATCTTCTATGTTTATTTGTGCTGGGTCAGTATCTAATATTTGTAATAACTTATTAGCAGCAAAATTGCCGTTAGTTGTTGTTATTCCAAATAAGTTACAATCAACATTTATTAAGTTCCTTCTATAATTGTTTATGTATTCCTTCATTATAGTTTCGCTTAAACCATCCGTAGGGGTTGTATAAGGTCCGTAACGATACCAACCTGTTGCAGATACAAAGTTCCCTGATACTAATTGTTGGATAGTTCCGTATGCCATATTTGCTTGAACTCTATTAACACCATCTCCTTGATATATTGGATAACCTAATGGCAAATCCATTTCTAATTGATATTGGTTATTTGCATCAACTATTGAAGTAGATGTAATCAATGATAAAGGAGAATTAAATGTCAATCCAAATGCACCAACTTTAGCATAGGTAGCACAATCAAATATATCCCTTGTAAGCATATATAATATTGACAAACTTCCATTTATAGGAATTGGTGGCGTTGTTATTGTAACTGTATTTATTTTATCTTCCTCTACTAATGGAACTTTATAGTAATTGTCAAAAGGTGCTATTGAAGCATCTTGCCAAACACCATCTATATTGATATAATAAGATGGAGCACCACTACCTAATCCTGTTACTTGTATTTGTATTTGTCCTCTTACTTTGTCAACAGCTTGAGCATAAAATGTTTGAGTATAAGTTAAGGTGTCATTAGCCGTTACATATCCTTCAGGATTAGTATTAACTTCACTAAATGCAGTAAATCCAACACCATTAGCACCTAATATAATATAAAACCAATCACTTGCTTCGTATGGTTTATTAACTATTGTAATACTTCCTCCAGCACCTTGTGTAAATGAATTCCATAATGTAGGAAATCCACTTGTTAAACTCTTTAGGTTTGGATTTGAAATATAATTAGGTGAGTAACTGATATCGTATCTATAATTGAAATTGTTATAACCTTTCTTAAATAGCTTCATTTGGCTATTATTAGTAAAGTATAAACCGCTTGTATTTCCTGTATATGGTTGTATTTCGCTTAATGTATTAAATGTGCCTGAATCTACTAATAAGCCATCTGCATCGTATTCCGTAAAGTAAGTGTAAGCAAAATATGGAGCAGCAGCAAATTCATTAACCGCTACAATATACCACTTGCCATTGGATTGATACAATTTGCAACCAAATGACTTTAATATTTTAATCAAAACAACTAAACAAGTTTCGTATGTTTCATCATCATTTTGGAAGTAAACAGGTCTTAAATAACTTTGATTAAATGGCTCGTATTGGCTACCATCACCCCTGTTTAACATACCTGCTGCATAATAAGAACAAGCAGTAATAAGATTCAATCCTGTTGGAAATCCTATTTTATCCAAACAAGAATATAAAAAATAAAGTGTGGTTTGTGGGCTTAATTTTGTGTTACCTGCTACATTTGTTTCAACATAAGTAAATGGAATATAATCTAACATACCAAGTCCATCAATAGCATTAAAAGATAATTCTTTCCTTCCTGTGGTAAATGAGTATTGAACTAAATCACTTAAAACCCAACCTTGCCAATAAATAACACTATCTATAAATAACTTAACTAAATATTTCCTATCGTTCAATGTTGTAAAGTCAGGCATATTATCATCATCATCCGTTACATCAATACTGACATTTAACTGACTTGCATAAATAGGTTCGTAAATATCATCACTTCTTGGAATGTATTGTAACTGAATTGCAGTTGCAGGATATTCAATTACCGCAGCAACTGTATCATCAATATACATTTCAACAACCGCAACTTCATTGTTTTTGGTTGCAGCAGTTATTTGGTATTTTAAGTTATATGCCACCTCGCCTTAAATTTAATGATGAATTTGACCTTTGTAATGCTAAAACCAAATCATTGCCTCTTAATACAAATGAACCTCCGCTTGACATTGCACCGCCTGAATTAGCACCACTTGTAAATGCACTACTTAATATACTATCTAATTTAGACAAAGGCATAACTGCTTCGCTTTCTCCACCCTCACCTACCATTGCAAATGTTGGTTTGCTTACTATTCCACCTTCAGCCATTGGAGTAAATCCTAATAACTTTCCTAATCCACCTAATAAACCACCTGTCAAATCACTTGTGCTTCCAACTGGACCGCCCATTCCCAATGCAGTCATAATACCCTTAAATATTAAAGCCTGAATAACCATTTGTGCAAGTTGTAGTGTCATATTCTTAAACACATTTAAAACTGCATCTCCAAGACTTTCTCCTTGCACCATTGCTTGAAATATACTACCAACTCCCTCTGCAATATATCTTGATGTTGTTTCAGCCTCATTTAATAAGTAATTAAATTTAGCTTGTTCACTTGCAGCCTTGTTTATTGCATCTGCTTCTACAAGTGCTTGAGATGGTCCTTTAGTTAATGGTCCTTGCGTTGCTGCTGGTGCAACTTTTCTTTCACGTTTATCTAGTGGTAAAAATGTTCCAACTTGTTCAGCAGTTAATTTAGTAAACGCTTTATAGTTTTTAGTTACTTCTATAATAGTTTTATCTAATTCTTTTGCACTTTTATCCATTACATAGTATGGATTATTCAAAGCATTTTGTATTGTTGTTGTTACTGATGTATTTAAATCATCAATATCATTTTTTAATACTTGTGCTGCTGCTCCTGCTGCTATGTAAGCATCTTTATCTCTATTGGTTACGGCTGCAACTGTTACCGAAGCATCTACATAACCATTAATCATATTTTTAGACCTCTCTACACTTGCAACATATTCTTGACCAGCTTTTGTTGCTAATTTTGTAGCATCGGTTAATTTTATATTCTTATCCGCAATTTCATCTATATATCTTGAAGTAATTGCTTGTGCAACTAAAGCCTCTGTATATAATTTGACTGCGTTTTTAGCATCATCCGTTGTTTTAATACTAGTTGTATAAGCAGCATTTACTTTTCCTAATTCATTCTTAACTGCATCTAATGCTTCCTTTCTCCTAGCATCCGTATTGTTTGCGTTTTCAGCAACATTAATATAAGCAAGTAATTTAATACCATTTTCACTTGCAGATGCTTGTGCTTTATCTAAACTTTCTTTTAATTTGTCTTGTGCTTTACTTGCTTCGGTTGTTCCATTAATAAAACTTGCTATTTTCGGACCAAATGCGACTATCAAAGATGAAACCACACCCAATGCTAGACCAATACCTGCTGGACCCATTAAACCCTTCGCCATCTCTTTTAAAGCACTACCTGCTGAACCGCTTGTTTCTTTTAATCTTTGGAATGATTCTAATAATGGGTTTAAGTTATTCGCAATACCAATAAATCCGTATGGAGCATCTTGAGCAACCCTTGAAACATTGACCAAAGCCTGTGTCGCTTGATTACTTGCTGGAGCAACTTTTTTAAAAGCAGCACCCAATTGAGTTGTGGCAGTAACAGTTTCCTGTATATTTTGAACCGCTTGTTTATTGTCAGCGGTTATCGTAATTTTTAATGTTTCTTGTGCCATTTTATTATTTTACTCCGTACAACTTTAATGTCCTTGCTAGTTGCTCCTGCGTTAGTTTAGGCTTTTCCTCTTCTACTTCATCACTAGGCAAAGGGAAAAAGGACTTTATACTTTTCGGATTTTTATCCGTTGAATTTGACCTATAAATCATATAAGCTAAAGTTCTTGTCCTTTCCCATTCCTTTATCTGCTGATTCTCGTAAGCCTTTTTATATAATAAAAATTCTCGCCAAGTAAGTTGCCAAAACTCATTAATTGTCAAGCCAACTTCTATTGCGAGAATAATTATTGAATCCCAGCTATATATTCCTATTTTTTTTTTCCTTTGTCTTTGGTTACTTCGGCATTTTCTTTTGTTTCAGGTATCATTGAAGTCTGCATAAATTTAATAAAATCTATTAGCTGACCATCTTTTGCAGATAACCCACCAACCTCATCAATCCAATCGCAAACGATAACATCGTTAAATTCAATTGGTTGATTTAGTGTCTTACATCCACTTTCGGCAGATGCTTGGATTATATGCACAATTGTTCCTAATTCAAAAGCCCCACTTGATAAAATATTGATTAAGTCTAAAAGAGATTTATTCTCTAATTCGCAAAATCTTTTCATTGCCCAAGTACCCCACTTTAAAGGGATTGTTTTGTTGTTGTTCAGTCTTAATTCAAACATAGTTTAGTTTTTGGTTTATGCAGTTTCAGTTTGTGTAATTGGTGGAACACTTACTACAAATGTTGCAGTAAATTTAACATCATCACCATCATCTGCTTGCACTCCAAAATCGCTAATAAACACTAATTGACCTACACCACCATAAGTAATATCACCTGAAGTTGGTGTTGCTTTACCCATTTTGATTGCAAATAAAGTCTTTGCAGCGTGAGCGGTGTATAATTGTTGGTAAGAATCCTTACTAGGAGTTCCTGTTTCATCAATTGCAAATCCTTCACACTCAAAAGATTGTGAAAATACAGGACTTGGTGTGTATTGATTACCACATTTAGAAGTTGCATCAATTGTGTCGTTAGTTGATGTCAATGAGTTTGTTGTAAGACAAGCAACAGGTAAAAAAGTACCATCGTTGTTTATGTCTGCAAGTAGGATATAAT